GTTGTGAGGACGGGGTTGGGAGGCGCCATACCACCGCCGACCATTCCACCGGGAACACCGCCGGCGTAAGGTTGCGACAATGGTTGTGTGATGCGAACTGCGCCACTTCCCTGCGCGCCATTGTTTGCACCGCCGCCCGCGGTTCCATTGTAACTGGTCTCCCCACCCAAGAGTTCAATTGTGCGCTCCACGATAATCTGGACCTTCTCGCCCAATTTCGTCTTAATACTCAAGAGAATCATCAATATTCCTAAAATGGTTGTGGTGAAGTTGAACTCGCTGTATCTGTATCCAGAGTAGGTGGGAATAAATGTAATCAACCGATGGATAAAGTAGATGAACACGAACATGAAGAGTATTTGACCAATGATTTCCACTAAAATCATGAGCGTCGCTTTGTGATCGTCGGGTTCAGGGACATATGTACGAACCAAATACAACATCAAGAGAATCGGGACAAACCCGATGAGTGTATACTGAACAATATTCAACAGTACCCCTTGCTGCTGTTCGTCTAAACGAAAGACATGGTCGACGAATGAACTACCACGCTTAGACCCTTCTTTCACAGTTTCTTCAAATGCCTCCATTGTTTGAGTATATATAAAAGGAATAATATTATTTATAGTTCTCATGGAATATGGAATCACATAATCATGGAACGGAATTAAACAGGTTTGATATATAGATTATATACACATCGCCCACCCCCCGTTTCCGATGATTCGACGATTCGCCAGAATCAATAGCGTGCCACATTACCGCGTTGAAAACATGGGTGTCGCCCAATATTCGATAAACAGTCATAGCTCACCAGAAAACGATGAGACCGCCGCGCCGCCGACGCCTCCTCCCGTATTCATCCATCCCCACCCCGAATACCAATACCTAAATCTCATCCAGGATATTCTCGAGCAAAAAAACGAACATATTAGTCGTAATGGAAGTACATTGTCCGTATTTGGCGCAGGTATGGTATTTTCTCTCGAACAAGGATGGATGCCACTACTCACTACGAAACAAATGGCGTGGAAGACCTGTCTCAAAGAACTCCTTTGGTTCATTCAGGGGAAAACCGACAACCGTCTTTTACAAACTGCCGGCGTACATATTTGGGACGATAATGCGTCACGAGATTTTATAGAATCACGCGGACTGGCGCACTACGCCGAAGGCGACCTCGGCCCTATCTACGGTCATCAATGGCGACACTTCAATGCAGAATACAGTGGACATGAAACGGATTATACCGGGAAAGGTGTCGACCAATTGGCCGAGATTATTCGGTGCTTGAAAGACCCTGTCGAGAGATTTTCGCGTCGATTGATTATGTCGGCGTGGAACCCCTGTCAATTGGCCGAGATGGCACTTCCACCGTGCCATGTATTGTGTCAATTCAATGTCGACAACCAGAATAGACTTTCATGCGCGTTATATCAACGCAGCGGAGATGTCGGTTTAGGCGTTCCATTCAATATCGCATCATACAGTTTCCTAACACACCTCCTTGCCAAACATTGTGGATTAGTTACACACGAGTTCGTATATTATTTAGGAAATGCGCACATATATGACGACCACGTTGAAGCGTTGAAACCGCAATTATTGCGTCGTCCGTTCCCATTTCCAAGAGTTGAAATCACGGTTCTGAGAGATAATATCGATGATTACCGATTCGAGGATTTCAAAATACTGAATTATCAATGTTATGACTCGATACCGATGAAAATGCGAAAATAATATAGAAATAATGTGTTATTACATTTTATAATCGTAACGGTCGTTGTTGGTTCATTGTAATTCGCAAATATGAGTGGTAGTGCAGCTTTATCAGCAGCGAGAAAGCGTAGGGCGTCAACCGCGCCGAGTGGTGGCGCCATTGCAGTTGGTCCTGCGCCAACGGGGTATTATGGTCGGGGTGCGGGTCCAGGTCCAGGTCCAGGTCCAGGTCCAGGTCCGAAAGAAGCGACCAATTTCATACAACAATCGAATATCGGTAATGCAGGAGCATTGCCACCACAACCCATGAACATCTATGAAAATATAGAAATGATTAAACACCAATTAGCCGAACGAACCAAACTTATTCAAACACAGGGAAGTAGTATGACTCCTGAAAAGTTGCGCGTTCTTCAAAAACAGAATGAAATCCAGATGCAAATTCTTAAACAGAAGATGGCAATCGCCGCCCAGATGGAAGGCGAGAAGCAAACACGCGGACCACCTGCACACATCCAAGAACCGGAGTTTCTCTATGAAAAGGGAGTACCGCGAAAGAATCCGAATTATAGAGACCCAAGCGATGTTGGTCGTGTAGCGCATGCCCCTGTATCCGCACCCGCACCTATACATGCATCGAAGCAACGAGGGTCTTCTGCGCATACACATACGACCAAACTGTCGCCATTTGTAAGTATGTTATCTGATACTGGTGTGATTCCTCCTCCGGTTGTCGTATTGAAAGCACATGATATAAAACTACAAGAGCATAATGATATTTTACACGACATTGTTCACGAGTTGGATGATTTGCGTGCATCGATGATGGCTGGCGGCGGACCCTCTGTTGTTCAAACACACTCGAGTGGCGGTCTTTCCGTGATAAAAGAAGAGTCACGGAACATTTCGATAGAAAGAAGCGTTGCCAATGGTGCAGATGAAAACGCAGAGGAAGACGAAGCTGAACCGGAAGAGTTGTTGATGGAAGTCGTCATGAATGATTTGACAAATAGTCGCGAATTCGTAGAAGGTATTGTGAACAAGATTGTAAATGAAACCAATCTATCGGAAGTGATTATGAAAATCGAACCACTTGTGAAAGAGAATCAAGAACTGCGTTCGCTCATACATTCGCAACAACAGATGATGAATGAGATGAATACAATGTTGCTTCGGCTATTAAATGGTGGCGGTGGCGGTGCCAGTGCCAGTGCCAGTAATACGCCCGACCGTGAGACGGTTGTGGATGGAGATGGATTGTTTCCTTCATGCGAAATGACTGAAATTATATTGTCGGGTACGAACGACCATGTTGAAAGTAGTGACGTGAATGCGGAAGCAGCGGACGCGGGAGTGGAAGCCGACGAGGAACCAGACGCAGAAGTGGCAGCGGAAGCAGAAGTGGAAGCAGAAGCGGCAGCGGAAGCAGAAGTGGAAGCAGAAGCGGCAGAAGAGGCAGAAGAGGCAGACGAGGCAGTGGACGCAGAAGTGGCAGCAGAGGAAGCAGAGGCGGCAGCAGAGGAAGCAGACGAGACAGAGGAAGCAGATGAAACCCACGAGTCCGACGAAACACGTACATTGGAAACTACCGACTACACATACGATGAATATGACAAACGCCATTTCATCGAACCAATTTTATTGGTGGTTAGTGAATTATAACGACCGACCGACCGACCGTCGTAGGTTCGTGCGTAAACCGAAAGAAGTATAAATATGAATATGTAATAGTATTCATATTTACAATGCTAATTGTATCTATTCTTATTTTTTGTATTGTGTTGTTTATCTACCTCCATATCCATTTTCATCTGAAACAAAGCAATGATTTAGAAGTATACGAAATCGACCAACCATCCAAGCAGCGTTTAGAAGAAGTATGCGATATACGACAACCAACGACATTTGAGTATTACAATGAACAATTACATGCACAATTATCCTACCAGGCAATCCATAATATGTATCGCGCATTTGATATTCATATCCGTGATGTATCAAAGAATACGGGCGACCACGACCACGACCACGACCGCGACCACGACAGTACCAAAAAAGAGAGTTATGTATCGTACATCCCAGTACCATTAAAAATCGCACACGAAGTACTGAAGAACGACACAGAACAGAAATACATAAGCGAAAATAATGCCGATTTTATAGAAGAAACCGGTTTAATTAAAACATTCCAATTATGTGACGAGTTCTTGCGACCTTACATGGTATCAAGGTGCATGTATGATATATTATTGGGGTCAGAAAATACAGTTACGCCTCTGCGCTACAATTTGAATTATCGTAACTATTTCTTAGTGACACAAGGGACAATACGACTAAAATTAATGCCACCGAAAGACGCGCGATATTTATACCCGATAATGGATTATGATATTTTAGAGTTTCGTTCGCCGGTGAATCCATGGAAGGTTCAGCCGGAGTATCAGGATGATTTCGATAAAATAAAAACACTTGAAATTGAATTGTATCAAGGTATGGTCGTTTTTATTCCGGCCTATTGGTGGTATAGTATTCAGTTCGTCGGAAGCGAAACGACGGTATGTTCATTTCAATATCGCACACATATGAATACGCTTTCGATTATGCCACAGCTAGCGCTGCACCTTCTTCAGACGTTGAATACGCGGAGCGATACACTCGAGAAACATGTGAACGATAAAGAGATGTTTAAGAGAGCGACGGCGCCCATGACCACGACCGTGCCCACGACCGCACCCGCGCAACCCCCAGAATATACGCCTTCCATTGAAGACCAGTATTTGCCCAAGTCGAAACGCGGTAACAATAATAATCCATACAGTATTATGAATTCAGTCACTGAAAATATAGAAAAACCGGGCGCGGCGACTACGACCGCATCCGCATCCGCATCCGCATCCGCAAATGACCCAATTCCATCCACGTCAATTGAAATAGAAACAGTGGCCGAATCTACCCAAAAGGAAGTGGTCATCGAACCAATTCAGACGTTGTCGTCATCGTCATCGTCATCGTCATCAACGGTCAATCATGCGTTGTAATGAGTCACATACTTCATCGATGGGTATAGAATCCGCCGAAAGCATCTTTGTAAATAACTCATGCAGGTTATGATTCGATATTACATCCAATATTAATGCTGAGACATATCCATCTTTCGTAAAGAAATACTCCGGGTATTTGCTGTAGTAGTTATAAAAGTTACGGTAAATATACACGGTGATAAACATAATGCCTAACGACCAGACATCGTGCTTGAATTTTTGTTCTTTCCAGTTGTATTTATTTGAACGAAGTGTGTCGCGGTTGTTTTTGAACTCGGGGTGACAATATGGGACTGTACCTCCAGTTCCATACCCTTTATGGTTTATTCCAGATAATCCAAAGTCAATGAGATGAACTGACATATTTTTACATTTTTTAGGATGATTCATATCAAAACCAGACCCTTCGCGTATGAGAATATTGTCTGGTTTTATATCTCCATGTACGACATTCCTGGTGTGAAGAGTGCGAAGGGATAATGCGCATTGATGAAATAAATGAACAAAAAATGGGTATTGAATATTCGTAAATTGATTGTATATGCAGTTTCCAATATTGTCTTTCACCCAATCATACAATGGTTCGGTGTTCTTCACGTAATGTTGAATGCTGAACGATATTTCATTATCGCGTAACATCTTATAATATGTCTGGCTTTCGTAATTCAATTCGTGCATTTTCGGGTGAGCGTCGGCATTATCTTGATACGTGCATTGACAATTTATGGGAGTACTGCAATCGCAAATCTTATTGTTTGTGTTTCGTTTTATGTTTGTAAATATGATGAAGGGAATGACGATGTTACTACTCGCTGTCGCCGTCGCACCCATTGCTTCAACAACACACGCTTCATTAATGAAACTATACGGCGAATCATCAATACGAAGAATATAGTCGTTATATCGAAACACGCCCAATGTGTGTTTTGTTTTTGTTGCACGGTATTTCTTTTTCTCTTCAAATAACTTCCAATACATGTCCAGCGCAATGATAATGTAGATGCATCGCATTTTTATTTTTATGATGTCTGCCATATCCGGAATGTTTTGAAGCAGTTCTTCAAATCGAGGTTCAAGAACTAGATTTGTCATGCCAATATTACGATGTTGTAATGCCGTAATAAGATGTTGTAATTCATAGTCATTTTTTAGTTCGTCGTCGGTGATTTCTGTTTGAAAAAACCGGTGCATCTGTACTGGTGGTGTCTGCGGAGTAGATGGAGGCGGGGGTGGGGGAGGAGACGGGTCCACATTCTCGCCCTCGCCCTCGCACTCGCCCTCGCCCTCGCACTCACCATCGCCCTCGCACTCGCCATTCTCCGTTATTATTTTGGACCCCATAACCACCACTTGATATCGTCGTTTTCCTTGTAATTCTCTTTTATTATTTAATTTATCCTGGATACTTTTTTTAATGTTGGATAAGAATGACCACATATATAGATTGTATGGATATATACTTTTCTATCTATATATGTTATTTTTTACTGTGCGCTGAAACCCCCGAACGTGCTTTCCTGGCAATACGTGACGTATAAGAATCCATCTGTGTCTTTATTCGTATCATACACTGGTCCAATCACCGATGTAATGGGGTATATCTTATTGTTGATGAAAATGAACATGGCCTTCTCAGCTGGAAAGTGGATTCGTTTGCGAATAATCTGCTGCAGTTGAAGTAACGTCAAATCTCTCGGAGTTATGTATTTTGATTTATCGATGGGATACGCATCACGGTCGGTTTTAGACGGTTGTATGATAAGCGGGACGCGGTCCGGGTATTTTTCCAGGATAAGCTGCGATTTTTTAAAGCGTTCTAAATGGTCGTTTGTCGCAATCGCGGCGACTGCATTCGTCACAGGATTCGTAGCCGAGTACGTTGTTTCGACACTCGTATTTGCATATAATGTTTGAGGGTGTGAGTAAGAAGTGGTAACTGTGTTCATTCGTATATTTGCTATAAAAATAGTTCTATATTACAATCAGCGAAAAGAAATCGTTCAATATTAGTA